TGTTTTGATGTTGATAAAGTTTGCTTGGTCACGATTCTCTTTAAATGGAAATCTTGCCTCTACCTGATTGATAGAGCTAGTAATGTCTGTTGCACTTACGCGAATGTCACCAACAATGTTGTTATCAGTAAACGCATAAGAAGCAGTCTCTGCTTTGTTGATAACAACAGCCCACTGCCCCAATGCAGCGTTGTATGTCATCCATGAATCACAAGAAGACATGATGCGGTCAATGTTTGACAGCACAGTTTCACCCGCATCTAAAACGCCGTTGATGCGGTAACGGGCTTGTGTAGAAGGCGTACCACTGCTATTGGTGAACGTAATAAGTTCATCGCTATAAGCATTCAATGCTATTGCGCTTGCAACATCCACATTAACGGACTGTACAGCGCCGCCATAGGTAAAGTTACTAATGTAGTCAGCCCAAACGTCACCCGGCTTTGCTACTCCTGTTCCATGCAATGTGTGAGAAACCTTAAATGTGATTGGAGACAGTTGAGTAGTACCAGCATCACGGTTGTAAACCAGCTTTACAATTGCAAAGCCAAGACCGTTCATCTGCCGTGTGCCTGTCCATCGTTGACCAGCAGCAATGTCGCTACCGCCCATTACGGTTGATGGAGCCGCAGCACCGTTTAATGGAGTGATAGTTCCAGCATCGTTAGACCTGTACAAGTTGATGAACAAGTTGCCATTTATTTTAGAGTCTACGTTGCCAGCCTCATCTGTTAAACCAACAACCTTTGTTTGATCTGTTCCATCAAATGTTATTTTTCGATCACCGTAATACATATCGGTGGTATCAAACGTAAACTGTCCATTAGGGCTAATGCTTGAAATAGCCAAGACGTAATACATTGTCTTTTGATCTGTTGTCAAAACAGCATCAACAAACGTACCGCCCATGTAGGCATTGCCATAAACAATAGGAATAGCGTTAACTGCGCTTGGCGGTACTTGCTGGCGAACGCCCATGTCTTGCTGTTGCTCTGGATTGTCTGCAAAGACGCGAGACACAATCATGGATACAGCAAAGTTAACGGCAAAGGCTGTGGCGGTTAAAGCAAAAGATGCCGCAACCCCTGCGGCAGTTGTACCAGCAGCCGCTGCAACAATTAGAGTACCGACCATTTTTATTCCTTCACAAAACTTGCACCAACAGCTTTGTAGCCACGCTTGGTGTAATCAATCAACGGACCTGATGCTGAAATTGATGTGTAAACACAATCAACTTCCCCTTGTTTTAGCATCACGCTTGCAACCTCATCGTAAGCCTTCCAAAGCCTACCGCCAATAGAGCCGTTACGATGCTCTGGCTCAACCCACCACAACAGTTCATGCAACTCTTTGACTTGTGGACACCAAATGTTGTTTTGTTTAATGCCAATTATGGATCCCGTCATGTTGTTATCAATAAAGATAAACCCACGACCTTTGATGATCCCAAACAACAATTCTTCAACGTATTTGGGATAGTGGTTTGCCGTTTGCCCAAGAACTTTGATTGGATTTTCGTAAGCATATGCTTCTACAATCTCAAGCAGTCTTGGTATGTCGTATCTTGTTGCTAGTCTTATCATGTTTAATTACTGTTGCCATAAACACTAACGTCTACATCAACAGTAGTCTCGCTGGCTTGCGTTTGCGTTTTTGGAGGTTGCCCAAAGTCAAAGTATGTGTTTGAAATTTCAGACACACGATTCATTGAGGTATCGCCAGAATAGATAAACTGCCAATTGCTTTTATTTGTTTTTACGCCTGACAGTCTGTTTTCCAGAATGCGGCGCATAGACGAACAAGCAATTGAGCAAGTAGCAATCCTTTGCCTCAATTCAGAATTGAAGTCTTCAGTGATAGACACACCACTGATGATGCCCTGATAGCGTTTAAAGAATTGCGTTGTAGGCGTTGTAATGATCTGGTTGTTAGAGTCAAAGAACCCCCGCCAAACTTCAACCAATGAGCCTTTGATGTCGTTGCTAAGAATGATGCCAATGTTTGCTGGATTGATGCCCGTCAACTGAATTGTCATATCATCAGATGTAGCCTTGATGTCGCGCTGAACATCGCCAACACTAAGCAAAGCTCCAAGGTTGCTAAACGTAATTCCACTCACCGTGATAGGCGCAGCAGCATTACAAAACGTATAGACAGTGCCAGCAGTTCCAACTGTCAGCCTCACAAACTCTGCATGGTTAATCTGTGGGCCAGTTACAGCATTGATTGTTGTCATGTGATGTATTCCCGAAAAACAAAGGGTTGATCCCAATTAACAAATGCGCCGTTTGTCATTGGAGTAAGAGTATACGTTGGGCAGACTTCAGCCACAAGATTAAACGTACAGTTTGTGCCAACAGAAACAGCACTGTTGACGGCAGGTAAACCAATAACAGGTCGATGGATTGGCACTGTTACCGTACTACCAGAACCGCGCAAAACATCGGTCGTTACCTTGTATGTGTAACCGCCAAATTGGATGAAATCTCCTGCACGAAACAATGGCAAAGAAGAAGACATTGTTGGCAACGTCTTCAACACAACAGATGTTGCATTTGCAGCAGGAGCAGCGTTTAACTGAATTCCAGTTGGTTGAGATGAGGCACTTCCTAAATATCTTAAAAACCAAGATAAGTTTGTACTGGTAAATGCAATGACTTCTGGTAATTGCCTATCTTTGTTGTCAATCGCCTGAATGATTGCCCGTGCTGTCGGGTAGTACAGAAAGTTGTTAGGCGTTACCGTAAACACCCAAGGCACAGCCGTGAGGTACTGAGCTACAGTAATGAAGCCCGACCTAGCGACTTGTTGACCAACCATGCGGCGGTTGTTCACCGTCATGGATTCCTGATTCTCAAAAATGGTTTGGAAGCTCATGCACGACCCCTGTTAACTGCCAATGATTTGTTGGCATACTGATTAGCCGCCCAAATCGCGTTAGAACTGCCTAGAAGCCTGTCTTCAAACGATTTGGTGTCAATGGCATTAATGTAGTTGTTTGTTACGTTGGTGGTGCTTCCCATGTTGCCAAGAGCATGGTTAGGAATGATTGTTCCAGCAGTGCGAGGCACAAAGATTTCAGGGCCACGTTCGCCAACAATACTTGGGCGACCAACTTCAGGCGAACCGCCATCAGCATATCCCGGCAGTCCCATAACAGCGGCAGGTTGATATGGCGATCCACTCATGCCAAACATACGGCTAAACAAACTTGTCATTTGCGCCCGTAGTTGTATGCGGATCAAGTCCTGAATGATGCTGCGCGTCAGGTCTTTAAAAGACAGCTTGCCAGTGCTGACAAAGTTATCTAGCGCACTGGTCATGTTGCCCATTAACGAATCAAACATTTGAGCGCCGTTCTCCATTGCTGTTGGAGCAAAGGCAAAAAATTCTTCAGCACGTTTGCCAAAGCCTTTTGTTTCGTCACCCTCTTGCATTTCGCGCATTACACGGTTGCGCTCCTTTGCCAACTCAATTGCTTTTTCAGCTAATTGGTTTTGGTTCTTAATTCGTTCTTCACGATCAGCTTCCAACAAATTTGTCTCTTGCTGGATAGCCCTTATCTTGTCTTCCTGCTGTGCGCGAATGTTAAAAATGTCTAGTGCTAGTTGCTTGTCTTTTTCACGCATCAACCTTGTCTGTTGTTCATAGTCAAGAATTGTTCGTTGACGATCAATTGACAAAGACTCAAGCGTCTGACGTTCTTTGATTTGCTCGTTGGTTTTGAAATACGTTTCAACTTGACGGTTTCTGTTTTCACCAAGTTTTATTTCTTCATCACGCAGTTTTTGTTCTGCTTTTAACCTTTCGTCAATTTGACGATTCATAAGTTCGCCAATTTTTATATCGTTTTCGCGTATACGTTTGGCTTCGCGTTCAGCTTCAGCAGCCAATCGTTTGGCTTCAGGGTCTACAGCAACTTTTGTTGCGCGTAGTGGGCCACTTGGTTTGCTAGATTGCGGAATACGGGGATCGTCTAACCCTTTGCGTCCATCTGGCGAACCCATGACTCTAAATTCAAACGCTTGCAATGCAGCCAAATTAGCTAATGCTTCTTTTCGGCCTTCTTCACCAAGATTTTTAAACTTGGCAAAATCAAAGGTTGCCAATGCAATTGTCTGCTTAACTAGCAGTTCTATTTCAGTAACAATGCCCTTGATGACAAATGCCACGTTAGCAGCAACAACAGCCACTGTTTGAAAAACAACTTTAAAAACGCTTCCAAATAAATTAGATTGACTGCTTAACTGTGAAAAATAATTGATAGTTTCAAGCAATGGCGGTCCTAACTCGGTCACCAAGACAACAGCCAAATCACGAGATTGCTTTTCAAAGATTCCAATTACATCAGCAGCATCTTGAAAGGCTTTAGCTTGTTCATCAGCAATAGTGCTCAAGTCACTCATGCTGTCAGCCATACCAACAAAGTCCACGCCCTTTGCGGCCTTGCCAAAAACTTCCATCGCCATTGCGTTACGAGTTATTGGATCTTCGACATTAGCCAAAGACTTAACTAACTTGTTTTGCAATTCATCAATGCTTAAATTGCCAACATCTTTTAGAGTAACGCCCAACCGTGACATTGTTTGCTGTGCAGCCAATCCACCATCAGCCGCCTTGTCAACAAAGCCAACAAAGGATGAAAGCATTTTTGCAGCGTTGTCTGCTTCGCCTCCGTTATCTTGCAGAGCGTTGCGCAACTTTAAAACTGATCCAACAGCAATGTCGTTGGCTTTGGCTACGTCAACAATTTGATCTGCGTAATTAAGAGCCGCAATTCCAGCCGCAGTTAAAGCTGTAGCCGCAACCTTTCCATACTGTTGAGCAGCATCTCCAAATTGCTCTAACTTTTTGGTTGCCCCATCAATGCCGCGAACAAACTCAGCACTGTCAATACCAAGCAAAACGCCCAATCGGGCAATCATATTAGCCATCGTTTTTCACCTTAAACCTGTCTTTTTCAAATCCCGGTGCTTGGCTTAAGAAGGCAAGCAAGCTGTTGTTTGCCGCCTCTTTTTGCGCTTCTGGAGGCAGCGGAGGGTAGAGGTAATCATAGGCTGAACCCGCTACATTGGCTAGTGTATAAGGTCGTGATTTTGAATCACGAACATAATTAAACACACCAGTTATAAGCGTTCCAAGCATTTCAATTGTCTTGTGATTCCCAATAACCCCGTCCCCGTACATAGTCTGAAGACGCGCCATCGTTATTCCATCCAGCGCCGCAATTGATTCGGGTGTATGCCCGTTAAAGATTAAAGCTGTTTCAACTTGCGTCTTTAACGAGCCAATCAGTTTCCCCGAGTTTCCTTGTAGTTAGGACTGATAACTTCACCGATCTTTTCGCACAACGCCAACTGAACATTCAAAGGCCACTCAGCCTCAATGTCATCATATGTAACGTCACTTAAACTTGCTTCAGGGTCTTCTGGAACAAGCAACTTGATGTATTCAACAATCCTAGCTTCAGTCAACGCTTTGTTTCTGGCTGCTTCGCGCAAAGACTTTCCTTGCACCAACACATCGTTTTCCAAAAACTCAAAGCCTGATTCAGTGGCCTCAGATGAATCCCGAAACTTTTGCAAAGGCTCAACAAGCAATTGATAAATGCTTTCAATTTTTGCTTCGTCAGGATTGGTGATGCGCGTGTAAATCGCGTCAGACTCTGCAACCAAAGGAACACGAACTTTAAACGTAAAGCCGCCAAGTTCAAATTTGCGAGTCAAGATTTCGCGGCGCATCTTGTCATAAGTTGCGCCAAATGCAGAACTAAGTTTTGTCATGTTTTTGCCCTAAATTTTGAAATGTATTTGCGTAAACCTTCAGCCAACCTATTCACGGTTTCCTGTGATTGACTCTCTAACGCTGGTCTTAGGTATGGCTGTGCTGGCATTTTACCTGTGCCAAACTCTTGTGCAATGGCCCTTGCATCACTTTTAAAGCCTTCAAAAGTGTCTGCTTGTTCTTTGGTTGAGCCTAGCTTAATCATGCGCCTTCTAGTGCGTTCTAGCCCTTTGCCTTCGCTCATGGCCTTCATCTTTTTACCAGAGGCTGTAGTGACAGCAGCAATCACGGCATCGTTGCCCGTAATGTATTTGGATCGTCTGTCGCGGCTTGTGGGTCTTCTGGCTTCAACTTGCAACAACAATTGCAAAGCGCCTGTATCCACTGGTGCGTTTTGTTGGGCTAAAGCTAAAACTGGTTTGATTGCATCCCTTGCCGCAGGGATCAAGATTTTGCTACGAGCCTTTTTATCGCCAATTTCTTGGGCAAGCTCATCAAAGACTTTGATAACGTCACCAAGACCTTCTAGCTTAATGGTAACGCCACCCATGTCATGTTCTCGGTTTGATAATTTTTTGATATAGCTCGTTGTTTAACTCGCTAACAAAATTTACGATTTCATTTGCTGTCATCTTGTCGGCGTGTCTAGCCGCTATTTCATGGGCAAGACTAATGGCAGTCAGCTTTTGTTGCTGAAACCCAAACCAATTCTTTGATGAATCGGATTGGGCTACAAGAAAGTTCAGAAGATCGTTGCTGTCTTTTACTATCATGTCTTGTTACTCTGTTGTATCGACTTCTTCAATGACCACCACAGGAGCAGTCACGTTGTACTTCTTCAGCAAAGCCAAGGCAATGGCTTCGGCTGTGTCGGGTTGAGCAGTGGCCTGTGCAAGCTCACTAGCGTCCACCACCATGCCACGGGCAACAAGATCAATGTCACCGTAGCTGGTCACAATTGCTTCAATTGCGTCAGATAGTTTCATCAGTTGTTCGACCAGCCGTACTGGTTGCCTCGAGGATGAATTGTGAACATACATTTGGCTTCTGCGCCGGGAGCAGCGTCAATCTGGAATTGACCCACGCGACCGTTAAACGCATAAGCGATAGTGTTTGTGCCTTCCACTGCTGCAACCACAAAAGTGCGGTCAACAACACCAGAGTACGCATCTGAACGAATTTGCAACAAGGCTGCGTCAGCAGGGTTCCAAGCAGCCGTGATGGTCATGCTTGTAGGAGCCGCTTGCACAGGAATTTTGTCGCTTTGACGAGAGCCAGCAACACCGAAACTTGCTACAGCATCGTCCATACCAAAGGCAGGAATAGCTTCAACAGGAACAGCAATACCAGCAGCGCCTGTACCGTTAGCTGAAGCGCCAACAATGGTAGTGACTTGACCAACCCAAACAGCCAAGTTAGCTGTTGTCAAAGGAGTTGGTGTAGCAGCCGATTGCATCCAAAGCGATGCGCTAAAACCGGGAAGAACTTTTGCAGGAATAGTCATGTCAACTCCTTAAGCGTTGTTGGACCAACCGTACTGGTTGCCACGAGGGTGGATCGTAAATGTAGCCTTGGCTTCTGCGCCGGGTGCAGCATCCACTTGGAACTGGCCTACGCGCCCGTTAAAGGCGTAATAAACGATGTTTGTACCCTCGGTAGCCGAGATGATGAAAGTGCGGTCAATTACGCCAGAATAGGCATCAGCACGCATCAACAGCAAGTTGGTGTCAGCAGGGTTCCATGCAGCCGTAATGGTCAAGGAAGTTGGTGCAGCCTGAACAGGAATCTTGTCAGATTGACGCGAACCCGCCACACTGAAACTAGCCACAGCATCATCTTGACCGAAAGCAGGGATAGCTTCAACAGGAAGCAAGTTGCCGCTAACAGCCAATGAAGAAACACTAGCGACCAAGGACAACTGTGCAATTGTCAAAGGAGTAGGTGCGGCTCCGGGTTGTGCGTACAACGCTGCGCTAAAACCGGGGAGAACTTTGTTTGGTAAAGCCATTTTGAGTATCCTTCAAAAGTTGAACAATTGTCTTGTATTACGCCGGGATGTCAATGGTGCAATCCAAGAAGATTTGCGCCATTTTTTCCTCATCGTTGTAACTGTTGTACAGCCACATAACATCAGCTTTAGATATGTAAAAGCCATCTGCCGGACTGCCCAAAATCCCACTATACCCATGCAAGGCTTGCAGAATCTGATTTGAGATTGTAAAACCATCTTCAATCTGCTGAGTGAAAATAGAAATCTGAAATACAGGTCGGTCAATACCTTTGTTGCTTTGCTGTGTACCCGTATAAACAGGCTGATGCACGTTACGCAGCATCCAAGTAATAAACTTAGGCTGTGTGGCAAAGTTACGGTTAAAAGCCGCATACACAGGCACAGGCGTGACAATGTTAGCCAGTTGATACTGGATGGCTTTACCGTAAACAACAGGGTTAAGTTGAGTTGCCATTACACCGCCGTAACTGGATCAGAACGGTAGCACAAGAAAGTAACGGTCATTCGATCATCGGATTCCCGCACACTATCAATACGCCAATCTTTTCCACGATATGTGATTGAATACAAGTTTTGATTTTCTACAATCAACTTGGTGTTTGGTGTGTAGTTCAGCGTCAAATTAACCATGTCTTGATACAGCCGATACTTATCAGCAATCTTCAGACTGTTTGCAACAGAAGATACCCGCGCCCGTGTCGCAAACCACAATGCCTGAACAGTCGCAGACTCACCAAAGGCTGACTTGGTAAAAGTCAAATTGTTGATGTTGATGTTTTCAAAACGAGCAATCGTCATTTACATCACCAATGGTTTGTAAGACCGCAGCAAGGTTGTTACACCAAACGGAATATCTTTAAGCTGTGTTGTTGTTGAATTTGCACGATTGTTATACAAGTGCGTAAGCAATAACAAACCAGCTTGCTTGATGACAGGGTAATTTGCCAAAGGATTGGCAACGGTTGTGTATTGCACAATGATTGGCGCAGTCATCACCGAATTAACATCAGTCGGCAAGTTGTTGACAATTACTTTGTTGCCAGAGGCATCGTAGTAATAGCTTGTGTTTGCAAGTGTTGTAAACACAGGCGGGAAAGCATCATTCCAGTAACCAACCGAATTGATGGTTACACCGGGCTGATTGTTGTAAAGATTCTGGCTAACTTCTGGCAAATCAAGACTGATAGGAGATGCCACAAGGCTTTCAGAGCCATACCAAACCCGATAGCTTACCGGGAAGATAGACATTCCCAAGTAGTCTTCAATTGCTTGTCGTGTTGCCAGTTCAAGAGAAGACAAATAGGTATCTTGGCTTTCGTCTTGAAACAAGTTTAGTTGTTGCGTGATCTCGTCAAGCGTCAACCAAGGTGTGACACTATCGCGCCCAATCTGCTCAACCTTTGCATAGTTAAACGGATTGCGCGTCTGAGCGCCAAAAGGCGCAGCGTATTGATAGTTGTCAACGCTCATGGTTTAAACACCCACAAGTCGGATGCCAGCAAACGGGTCACGCACAGTGCTTACCAGACGTTTTTCCGCATATAGCGTGATAAAGCCGGGACTGCTTTGCTCCATTGCTTGAATGGTCATTTCTTCAACATCAGCAATGGTCACAAAACGAGGCCAGTTAGCCAAGTAAATGTTAAATTTACCAGCGCCAGTTGTTTGAATGTTCGGATTGGCAATTACAGGGAAGCCAAAAATATTTTTGACAGCGCCGCCTTCATCACTGCCAACTTCAGCAAATTCTCTGATTGCGGCTGAACCGGGGCCAAGGTTACGCAGTTCGTGAATTGTTTGCGGGTGCATCATCCAAGCCGTACCGGGAAGATTCCAATACTGTGCAGGGAACAAACGGGTCATGTCTGTAATATCAGAGTATGTAACCGCTGCTGCTGCTTGTGTAAATGTAGCAATAGAGTGGATACCGTTGGTAATCGCTGTGCCACTTGTACCGAAAGCAGATGCCGCAGCACTGGTGTACATATTCAGACCACGCAAACCGCTTGTACCACCGTTAATAGTAGTGGTCGAGCCAGCTTGGTCATTGTTCAGCACCATTGAAGCGCCTTCAATACTTGCAAACTCAAGCATCAAATCTTCAACAAGCGTTTCATTCAGGTAATTCACATCCGACATAACCGCTGAACGAACAGGCAGTTGAGCAGAAATGACACGGGTAGGCAATTGCCAAATAGATGTGTTGATGTTTGGCGAACCGCTGTCAGGCGTGAACGTATATCCAAACGGGTTTGTTGAGTTTGCCGCATTACCTGTCTTGGCAACAAACTGAACGCTTGAGCCAGATGCAGGGATAACAC